CAAAGGGTTTGGCATTGATCCGCTCAACGGGTCGCTGCAATCACTGATCGACCAGAACGCCAAGCTGGGCGGATCGCAGGAGACGCTGAACGGCATCATCCTGGCCGTTGGTCAGGCATGGGCAAAGCAGAAGCTGCAGGGCGAAGAGATTCTGCAACTGGTCGAGCGTGGTGTGCCGGTGTGGGATTTGCTCGCCCAGGCCACCGGAAAAAACGTGCAGGAGCTGCAGAAGCTCAGCGAGCAAGGAAAGCTCGGTCGCGACGTGATTGCGGCACTGCTGAACGAGATTGGCAAGAGCGCCGAAGGCCAAGCGGCACGTGGCCTAAGCACGTTGTCGGGGCTTGTGACGCAAGCCAAGAATGCGTTCGCGAATTTCCTGCAGGAAGTGTCCGATGCGGGCGTGCTGGACTACTTCAAAGGCCAGCTATCGGCACTGAACGAAGAAGTAAAACGCCTCGCCAGTAACGGCCAGTTGCGTGAGTACGCGGTGTCTGTACGCAACGCGATTGTAGGCACCGCTGAGGCCATCAAGGGCGTGCTGATCTTCGTCCGAGACTACAGCGGTGCGCTGATTGAGTTGAGCAAGGCGTATGCGGCTATCCGCGTGGCGCAATTCCTCACCAACATATCGCAGTCGGCGGCAGCGATGGCCGCTGCTGGACGTGCGGCAGTGGCGGCAGCCGGGCAGATTGGCGGCATCCGTGGCGCGATGGCGGCCATCCCTGGAAGCCTGAAAATTGCCGTAGGTACTATCGGCGCCGAGATTGCAATCAGTCAACTGATCGCGCTGAAAGGTGCGTATGACGACGCCGCAGCGGCAGAGGCCAAGTTCCGCAATACGTCGGTGAAATTTGCCGAAGAGCGTCGCGCGCTGGAAGAACAGCAGCGCGCCATCATCCAGCTGTATGCCGACTACAGCGATGAAGTGGTGTCGTCCGTTGATGCAGTTAAAAAGCTGACCGAGAGCGAGGCCGCATCGTATGCGCAACGCTTGGAGAACGCTCGCAAATACTACGACGCACTGGCGCGTGAGAATGAGCGCATCGGCGACAGCGCCGGAGCAGAGCAAGCTAGGCAGGAAGCCGAAGCCTACGCCACGGCACTCGACGTTGTGCGGAAGCGGCTTGAGGATCTGGCAAAGGCCAAAGAAACCGCATTCGGAACGCCGCCCGAAGATGGGCTGAGCGCCGCACTGGAAAAGCTGGGTGTCGATGCCGAAACGGCAGGGGTGAAGATCACCACGGCAGGCCGCGAGATTATTGACAATTTCAAAGTGGTCGCGACCTCTGCAGTGGCGACGGGCGAGCAGATCAAGGCTGCGTTTTCCAATTCGCTGAACAGCGCCAAGACCACGGCAGAGGTTGAGCAACTGCGGCAGGCGCTTCAGTTTGCCTATCAGACAGGGAAGATCGGACAGCAGGAGTATCAGCAAGGAGCAGAACTTGTCCGTGCCGCCAACCTGCGGATCAAGGAAAGTGCCGAACAAGCGGCAGGCGGATTTGCGAGTATTCCGCGCGCCAGCGCGCAGGCTGTTGCGGTAACCATCGCGCAGTGGGAAAGCGCACGGGCTGAGTTGTCGGTGAAGGCCAACGCGATTGCTGCCGCACTGAAGGATATGTTCAAGGCAGACCCAAACTACAACGGGCCTCTGCTACAGCAGTATCGCGATGTCGATGCACAGATTGCAGCGCTGAACAAAAGCATCAGCGATGCCAAAAATTCACTGGATGGGCTTGGTGATGCAGGATCAGGCGCAGCTGCCAAGCTGGAAGATGCGGGGAAGCGATCTTCGTCCGCATTGAAGGATGTCAAAACCGCCGCCGATGGCGCATCTGGCGGAGTGGATGGAGTGAGCAACGCCGCCTCCGCAGGCAACGGCGTTGTCGGTGCCTACATCAACCGGCTTGTGCAGCTCAAAGAAGAGTTCAGCGCCACCAGCGCCGCCGCCGAGGAAATGTTTACCCGGTTCCAGACGGGGCAGGGCGGCGGTGTGGGGCAGTCGCTTACGGATTTGTTCCAAGACCTCGAAGACGCTGGCATCCAGACCCGCATCGAGTTGCAGAACGCGTCCACCGCTGCTGATCTACTGTCGCGTGACTTGCGTGAAGTGGGCAACGTGACGGACGCAGCCAGCTATGCCGCCATCGATTTCGGTAACCGATTCGGCGGCAATCTGGCTCGAGCTGGCGAGGAAGCGGCGCGGTTGGTGCAGGACATCGAAGCGGTGCAGAACGGTGCCGAGAATGCCCGCGATGACCTCAAACTGCTGGACCGCGCCACGCTGGATCAACTCAAGTCCGAGGCGCAGGCCGCAGCGGATGCGGTGGCGGGCATTGGCGACGAGGCCAAGTCGGCGCTGGAAGAGCTGCAGAGCCTGAACCGCGAGCTGCAGGACGAAGCCGACCGCGCTGCAGGCAACGAATCGGCGGTGCTGGAACGCCAGCATCAAGACCGCCTGGCGCAGATCGAGGAATTAGCTGCAACCGCTGGGGCTGCCGGTGCAGCCGAGGCTGCCGAAGCGCGTCGGCGCAGCGAGGAACAATTCGCGCGTGAGATGGCGCAGATCGCCGCCAAGCGCGCTGCCGAACGCGAGGCCGCTGCCGAGCGATTGAACTACGACCGCCAGAGCAGCAGCAGCACCAGCGGCACGGCCACGCGCACGCAGGGCAGCCAATTGCCGACGCCGGGCGGCATCGTGATCAACATTTCGGGTGATGCGCTGGATGCCGATGCGCTGGTGCGCAAGTTGAAACCGTCGCTCGACCGCATCACCCGACTCTACACCGGAGCCCGATAACGTGCGCTACATCACCAACGACCGCAATCAACTGTCTGCGCTGGGCATTTCGGCGACCAACACCGTGGCATCGCGGGACTACGTGCGCACCGACACCACGGCCAAGGCGGGCGGCGGCGTGGTGAGTTTGTCGGGTGACTACACGGGCACTGCCGACATCGTGCTGGATGTTGAGATTTTCGACGATGGCGGTACCACGCGCCGGGTGTCGGCACCTGAGTTTGCTGGCGTTGGCAACGGCGTGATGTCCGACCTTTCGGCAGCGGGCACAGTTGACGCGCAGACATTCGTGGTGACGCTCGAAGACCTTGGCACCGAAACCCGATTCGCGCGGCTGCCGTTTCAGTCGGCGACGTTGGTGGCGGTGACGGCGGGCGATGCAGGCAACGACATCAGCCTGAGCGTGGACAGCACCGGGCTTGCCAACACGCTGACAGACTACGCCACGCAGGTCGCGGCCACGGCGGGCGCGAATGATTTCGTTGGCGACGAGTGGAATTTCGGCGCGGTCACGCTCAATCCGGATGGCACTGTGCCCAGCGATGCCCCGAGCATCCGCTTTGGCATGGACCCGCAGGTCTACCGGCCCTATCGCCAGTGGCGCGCGGGCGCGTGGCATTACGGGTTCAGCCCCGCACTGGTGCGCGATGTGGCCTCGGGCACGCCGGTTTACACGGTGGCGGGCACGCACACGATCAGCATCACCAACGGGACCACCACCGACACGCTGACCGGCATCACCACGTTGTACGAGGCACTCAGCGAGATCCGCGACAACGCCACGCTGGTGACCGTGGAGGGTGCCATCGTCAACGATTTGCGCCCAGGCGGGCAGGGCATCACCGAGCTATCGGTGCAGACGCGGCCCTACGTCGCATCGCAAAAGGCCGAAGGCACGGACTACATCAAAGAAGCCGTGGTCGATGTGAGCGTGTCGACGTCGGCACCGACCGAACTGCTGACCATCAAATGCACCAGCGCCGCCGAAAACGGCGCAGAGTCGTGGAGTGTGCGCGGGCAGGTTTCGGGATTGCTGGGCACTGCGACCACAGCACAGGCGTTTGCGGGTGGCGCATACGGGTTCACCATCCCGACCGTTCCTGCGCCGCCGATGCCGCCGTCGAGCACCATCAGCACCAACCTGATCACTACCCGCAACGATCCCGCCACGCGCCCGACGTTGTGCGTTGAGGATCTGCTGGCCGGTGCGCTGGCCAAGGCCAAGACGTATCGGTTCGTTTACCGCACCCGCCCCGCCGAATGTGACTGCGACGAAGCAGACATCGAAGGCGGCCCCAACTCTGAATATCTGGGCGTTGCGCCCGAGGAGGTTGACTCTATGAGCGAGGCATCGCGGATTATCCGCGTTCAGCGCCTCACGTCGTTCATCCGCAGCTTTGTCCGCTCGAACACGGGTTTGCCGTGGTCGTACAACGATGCGCCCGAGGGCACCACGCTGCCCTGGGGCCCCGGCTTTGCCCGCTACGACATCGAGCTGGCCAACAAGG